GCCTTGGTATCGAAGCAGTTTGTTTTGGGCACTGGCCGTGTGTTTCAGTTTACCCAGTATTATAATGATTATGGAGATAGTAAAATGAATGAACGAATTAAAGAACTTGCTAGAGAGGCTGGATTACTAGCATACAATCCAGAAGGACCGCCCACTAAACTGGAAAAGTTCGCCGAGTTGATTGTGCAGGAATGTGCCAGCAAGGTAGATTTTATCTTGCGTGAGCGGAGGGATGGTGGCGGAACTATGGGCGATAAGATTAGAGAACATTTCGGAGTGGAAGAATGAACAAAAGAATTAAAGAACTTGCCGAGCAGGCTACCAATGATGTTAAAGATGAATTTGGCCATTGGATTAACAGTGAATTTAATAAAGAAAAGTTTGCCGAGTTGATTGTTCGAGAATGCGCTGATATTGCAACAATTCATCAACAGAACCATGCGCACGACTCTATTGGTCGATATGTTCTTGATCATTTCGGAATAGCAGAGCGTGAAGATCTTGTTCAAGATCCCAATCTCCATACATGCCCGTATGCAGAAGAAATTCATGGAGACTATGAAACACTATGTGATTGTGATGAAGAGCGGACACGTCAATGTGCTCAAAGTATTTAACTTGGAGTTAAACGATGAACGAACAAATTAAAGAACTTATCAAACAAATGGATCAAGCAGAAACCCCAACGGGCGGTGGCGCTTTTACCCTCTATGACACAGACTTGGAATATTTCGCCGAGTTGATTGTGCGAGATTTAATTCATAGTATGATAAAACGATATGGTGACGATGATGAGTTACCAATTCAGGAAATTAAATTGTTTGTTAAAGAACATTTCGGAGTTGAACGATGACCTTACCTGATGAAAGATATCGGGCAGTAGTGCAAACTATACGATTCCTAACAGACTTACAGTCCTCGACGGTATATCCTAGGGTACCTAAACAAGTTAGGAAAGCTGCTCTTAGTTTGTTGAGACATTATCCCAGTGCTTGGGATATGAAAGCGGCTAGTGAACTAGCACCACATGTGTTTCAAGAACGGATGGAACCACTGTATCGTATGGTTAAGCAGTATGATATGGAAAAGAAAGAATCTAAATGAAAATTGGACTAAGTTATAGTCGATGCGTTCGCGACATTGTGGATGGGGTAGTAGATATCAACGATGTTTTGATTCTCATTACTCGCACAGATTTTGATCCGCACGATGATGAACAGTGGCGGGGTATTTGGATTGGCTACGGTGGTGGGACCGACAATGGCTACACTACTGGATTCTTTAGTCAAAGCAATCCTGAATGGGCCGGCTACCACGACGAAGATCGCTTTCGTAGTGTGAGCATTGAACTTTGGGAAACTGGCCGGTTCCATCAGCCACGCAAGTTCGGCGCACACGCATTTCGTCGTCCTGAAATTTGGCTAGAAACAGTTCTTCCAAGTAGTGAGCTGGAAACAAACCCCGCCGCTAAGAAAGCATGGGATCAGTTCCAGATAATTGCAGGACTCACTAATACCAAGCTAGATAAGGAATACAAATGAAACAAGAATTAGACGATTTGTTATGTAAAAAATATCCTAAGATGATGGTTAATCGAACTTTGCACATGACCGAGACTTGTATGTGTTGGGGCTTTGAATGTGGTGACGGCTGGTTCAATATCCTTGATCAACTCATGGGTAGTATTCAGCACCATATCGATTGGAATAATAAAAACTTTGAAAAGGGTTATACCCAATACAAACAAGTAACGCAGGTAACGCTAGACCAAGTTAAAGAAAAGTTTGGCACATTGCGGTTTTACTACACAGGTGGCGACGACGAAATCAGCGGTATGGTGCGTATGGCAGAAAGCATGAGTGCAGTTACTTGCGAAAGCTGTGGCAACCCCGGAGAACAAACACAAGGTGGCTGGATTAAAACAATATGCAAACCATGCGAAATTAAACGTGAAGAACAATATTACAAAGAAAAGGAAACAGTATGAATTTAGTACCTATGGTCATTGATAAGACCTCAACAGGTGAACGAGCATTTGACATCTATAGTCGATTACTTAATGAGCGTATTGTGTTTTTAAATGGTGCTGTGAATGATGATGTAGCCGCTAGTATTGTTGCACAAATTCTTCACTTAGAAAGTGTTGACTCAGACAAAGATATTAATTTCTATATTAACAGCCCAGGTGGGGTTGTTACAGCAGGTATGGCTATCTATGATGTTATGCAGTTTGTTAAATGCGATATTGCCACATACGTTATGGGACAGGCTTGTAGTATGGGCAGTTTATTGGCACAGTCTGGAGCCGCAGGTAAGCGTTATATGTTACCTAACGCTCGTCATATGATTCATCAACCCAGTGGTGGTGCTGGAGGTCAGGCAACTGATATGGAAATTCAGGTTCGTGAGATCTTGAAAATGAAGGAAACCCTTACGGGAATCTATGTTAAACATAGTAGTAAGGGTCGAACATATGACCAGTTAATTCAAGACATGGAACGGGATAAATTTATGAGTGCCCAAGAAGCACTTGAATATGGACTCGTTGACCAGGTTGTTGAAAAACGTACTTAAATTTTTACTTATTTTATCATTAGTTTGGGGAGTGCCTGTTTATGCTAAAAAGCATAGTAAACATCAGGCAACTCCCCAAGATTCTATTCTCGCCACCTCTTACATAGTTAAAGACATAGATACCGGCGAAATTCTTTCAGAACGCAACAGCTGGGAAATCCGAAGCATTGCATCTATAACCAAGCTAATGACCGCTATGGTTATTTTAGATGAAGGGCAAAACATGGATGAAATGCTCAAAGTACATTCCATAAAAGGAATAAGTTCTAGGATACCAAAAGGACATTTGTCAAGAAAAGAACTGCTAACTCTTGCTCTAATGAGTAGCGACAATTTAGCTACTAAAATTCTAGCTATAAATTATCCAGGTGGGGAAAAGGGAGTTATTCATGCAATGAATATTAAAGCACAGTTATTAGGAATGGTTAAAACTAAGTTTGTAGATCCTACAGGATTACTAGATGGAAATGTTAGCACAGGAAACGAGCTTACAAAACTGTTGGCGGCAGCCGAGGCATATCCTGCAATAAAAGAAGACAGCACTAAAACAAGCAAACGAATAAAAGTTGCAGGAAAAAAGAAAAGTAAGTTTGTAGACTTCCATAACACAAACAAACTTTTGCTATCTATACCAGAAATTACAATTAGTAAAACAGGTTGGATAAGAAAATCAGGAGGATGTTTAATTATGTCCATACACAGCAAGGGTCGTAGGCTAGCTGTAATCCTACTAAATAGTAGAAACACCCATACTCGATTGAGAGATGGAGAAATACTATACGGATTACATCATGGTAAAAACATTTGAAACACCCGAAATTAACGATATCACTGTAGATAAACTAGCACTCAAACCGGGAGATCTTAGTGGAGATTTTATTTCAGGCGGAACAATAACAAAATTTTCTAGTACAGGTATTACTGATAGGACTACTAGACAAACACTAATTGTTGAAGATGATAGAATCTTTGTAAAACACGCCGTTATAGAAAGCATTGACAATAGTCTTAAAGTTAGAGGCGACGTTAATATATATGGAACATTAACCGTGGGGTTGCTCAAAGCATCGGAAGTACTAGCCAATAACAAGTTAGAAAAGCAATTCTTAGAATTTGCCAATCCTGACAATGACTCTGTAGGGTCTGGCTTGTTATGGACAACACCCGAAGGTAATAAACAATTTGTTTTTCGAACTGCTCCAGAAAGATTCTGGTCAACTGAAAACATTGATATCCCGTCCGACCGCAATTACTTAATTAATGGACTTCCTGTTTTATCCGAATCAGAACTAGGTAGAGGAATTGTTAAAAGTAACATTAAATCTTTAGGAACGTTAAACGATTTAACAGTTGCTGGTCGAGTAACCTTTGGAGATTTTGTAACCTTTAATCCAATAAGTCAACGAATGTCAATTGGAACAGAGGATGCAAACGGTGCTCTTACCATTTATGATTATGCTAATGATGTTGAAATTGTGTTAGACAGCAATAGTGATGGACAAGGGTTAATTGGTACATTTAATACTAGAGGGTTGGGGATTATTACCGATAATCAAATTAGAGTTGCAGTAGATGTTACTGGAGACGTGACTGTAGGGCATGAACAAAAAGATAGTACAGTAACTCGAGTCTACGGAAAACTAAGTGTAGGTGTAAAAAACCCAAGAGAACAATTTGAAGTTGCAGGAAATATGCGTGTGGGGAATAGATTATTCAGCCAAGGCAATGCTATTCCAGAACACGGTAATTACCAAAAAGGTGATATTGTTTATAACACAGATCCAAAAGAAGGTAGCTATATTGGATGGGTATGTGTAGCAGGCGGTACTCCGGGTTTATGGAAACCATTTGGAATGATTGGTGCATAAAGATTCCCAAGTCTATTGACATTAATTAAATAATACATTATAATAATACAAGCGGCCTTTGGCGTTCATCCCGCTCTATAAACTCTGCCAGCCTATGCTCATTAACATAGGAGAAACAGCATGTCACTACAACCCGTACAATATAAGTACACCAGCACTAAAGAGTATCACGACGCATTCCCATGCGCTTATCGTCAATGGAGGGCTGACAGTCATTGCAACATGAATCACGGCTATTCATTTAGCATGAAATTCTATTTTGGCACAAACAATCTAGATGTTCGTAATTGGGCGGCTGATTACGGAGGTTTAAAAGAACTTAAAAAAATCTTGGAAGACCAATTTGATCATACTACCTTAGTTGCGGCAGATGATCCAGAACTTGAGTTCTACAAAGAAATGGAACGCCGTAAATTAGCCAAACTAACTATTCTCCCAGCATTAGGTTGTGAAGCACTTAGTGATATGCTCTACAAGTATGTCAATGGTGTTTACATTCCCGACATGTGGGGTGAAGGCGAAAGCAAGCGACTGTGGTGCTACCGAGTAGAAGTTAGAGAAACTCAAAGTAACATGGCTTTTAGAGAAGGCCACCGTGAATGGAATGAGGATTTATTTGCGTAAATTCTGGCGCCTTTGGGCGAAAGCCCTTGGCGAAAAAACAGGCAGTACGGATGCCGAAGCCGATAGAATCGCTTTTATTCGTACTGTTATTGTATTATGCTATATAATAACAAACGCATTTATAATTGCAGGCGTTATACGACATTGGAATTAACATGAAAAAAGTATTAGTAACAGGTGGAGCAGGTTTCTTAGGAAGCCATTTGTGTGATAGACTAGTAAATGAAGGACATCATGTTCTTTGTGTAGACAACTACTTTACTGGTAGTAAAAAGAATATCGAGCATCTTCTTGAACATTCAAATTTTGAAATTATAAGACAAGACATTTGCCTTCCTTTATATGTAGAAGTAGATGAAATTTATAATCTAGCGTGTCCTGCAAGCCCGCTGGCATATCAATGGGATCCTATTCAAACTATGAAAACTAGTGTTATTGGATCTTACAATTTATTGGGTCTGGCAAAACGAACAGGTGCCCGAATTTTACAAGCCAGTACTAGCGAAATCTACGGTGATCCAAAAGTTCATCCACAAACTGAGGATTATTGGGGCAATGTAAACCCAATTGGTATCCGCAGTTGCTACGATGAAGGTAAGCGGGCGGCAGAAACGTTGTTTATGGACTATTGGCGTGTCCATAGTGTAGACGTTCGAATTATCCGAATTTTCAACACCTACGGGCCCAGAATGAACACAGAGGATGGTCGTGTTGTAAGTAATTTTATTGTCCAAGCGTTACGAGGTAAAGACATTACAATTTACGGAGATGGAAGCCAAAGTCGAAGTTTCTGTTATGTTGACGATTTAATTGACGGGATGATAAAATATATGGCGTTGGATCGTGATGATATGCCGGGTCCGATTAATTTGGGTAACCCGGGTGAATTTACCATGTGGGAACTTGCCAAAAAAATCATCGAACTTACCGGTACAACTGGCCAAATATTACAGCAATCATTACCACAAGACGACCCAAAACAGCGTCGCCCAAACATTACCAAAGCCAAATCTGTGTTACAATGGGAGCCAAAAATCCAATTAGATGAAGGTTTGGCAAAAACAATTGAATATTTTCGCTCTGTGATTTGACAAAACCAGTTTTTTATGTTATACTATACACATAGAAACAAAGTTGTTAGGTCAAACATGAATCATCTATACACCATCCGTTGGACACAAAGTCCAACTAGCTCATGGACCATACCGCACACGGTAAAGCTGTCCGATTCCCAGGCTGTCCAACAGCATGAAACATCTATTGAAGAAGAACTAGACAACGGCAATTTTGATCTTGCTAATTCAGTTCTTGCTAAATTTAGGAACAAATAATGGAAACAAAATTACAACCAAATAAACGTTGGGAAGTTACGTTAGAGGAAGATCCCAAGACAGGTGATCTCATACTTCCTATTCCCCAAGAAATACTTAATTTACAAGGTTGGAAAGATGGAGATGAGCTTGATTGGAAAGTTAATACCAACGGCACGTGGACCTTGTCAAAAGCCAATGATGAATAAGACTCCAGCACTTTTACTGTCATTAGTAATAATGTCAGGTTGCGCTTCAAATTATAGAATCTCCACAATGGAGGAAGTTTATAATACACCAGTAGATTGTCTAAACAGAACAATGATAGTCAATTGGTTAAATGAGCAAACAACTTATCCTAAACCCATAACACAGACAGAAGATGAATACAACAAACGCATTTCAGCTATTAAGCAAAAACTTTGGACGGTTCGTGCTCGTTGCAATGCTGTTTAGCATTGTAGGCTGTGCCAGTTCTAGTCGAAAACCATTAGACATGGACGAACTAGTGAAGTTTCAAGCAGATTGCTCAATTAAGGATTCTCAATTTGAGTTCTTAAAAAATGCATTACCTACACGTGGAGAGATAAAATCTGCCAGTGTACAGCGGCAGTATTTTCGAAGATGGGATGATGATGACGAAGATACTGAGTACATGTCTAATGGTGCTTACAAATTTTGGGTAAATCGTAGTATTGGAAAGATATATAAAAAATGCGAAAAATAATATTTTTATTGCTAATCCCCGGAGCTGTTTTGGCTCAAGAGCGTACTTATAGGCAAGTAATTACCCAAAGCTCGGCGGCGGTGATTACAAGTGAAACAAACTATAAAGAACGAGCAGGATTGAGTAAATCTGGCAAGGATATCTGTATTGTTGATACAGAACTCCAAATTGAAGGACAATGGTATAAAGCTCACGGAGAGGCAGGCGGGTTTACCAAAACTGAGGCATGTAAAACCGCCGCCCTTCTGGCAAGACAGGGCTTGACAAATTCGATAAAACCATCTATAATTAGTAGCAAGGCAGAGATAATATACGAAGAAAATAATAACACAAAACATATTGATGGTTACAAAAAGGGTGAGCTAGTTGATATAGGAAGTTTGAGAGTTCATCCAAAAGAGCAGAAAGATTTTGAGTATCAGTCAACTACATGTAAATGGTTTTATGATGTAAGGCGACAAGGAGAGAAAGGTATCAAACAATATAATCTTATTGCTTGTAAACTTTCCGATGGTTGGATTGTTGAAGACGTTTTTAATTAACACACACAGAAAGGTAATATATGTCGAAACTTTTGTTAGGTTTCATTCTAGGACTAGTCGTAGCTACAGTTGGGTTCTCGGGCGTTGCTCGAATGCTCGATAATGGTATTACTACAATCAAATCACAATCACAGGAGATGGCAAAATGAAAAAGAGTTTATTCTTAATTCCCGCTCTGGCAATTCTTACTGCTTGCGGTTCAATGAAAGCGGTTGAAGATCGTAAAACGTATGCCGAACCAGTATGGTATCAAGAGTGTGCCCAAGCTGGTGTTAAAGGTTGGTTCTGGTGGAAAGAAGACTATGTCTATGCTTGCGGTGCCGGCGAATCACTCCACGCACAGGCCGCTGAAGAACAAATGGATGCTATTGCAATGAACAATTTTGCAAAACGTATTAACGGTACTGTTAATTCTGAAACAGTTATCGACATTAAAGACGACAAGAAATCTACACGTACTATGATTTCTTACAAGGTTGAAGACACCTCTATTCACAAATATGTTAAAACCGAAAAAGGTCATTTCACTATGAATGGACGTCATTATACATACGTTCGTTTAGAAATGAAAAAATCAATCTTTGAGCAATTAGTTTCTGAAGCTAAGGGTGCCAAAGTAGCACAACAATAATATGATTAGAATTTGGTTGGCATTTTTTGTCATTGCCGGAATCATCCATTTTGGAATTCAAGCCTGGCGAGACATGACCGGAAAAGAACGTTGGTCATTGACAAGATCGTTGGGATATAGTATAATTGTTGTATTGCTATCTGTTCTAGTAATGACTGTAATTGTAGTTCTTTTTTAAGGATTCATATGATCAATGATCGTTATCTTCGCCCTTTGTATTTTTCTCTGGGTTTTGTTGTTTGCTTTTTTCTTTTTTCACAAGGTATTATCTAATATGAAACGTATTTTTACTCTCTCCGTTCTTGCCGCGGCTATTTTGGCAACAGGTTGTACTCGTATTGAAACCGGTGAGGTCGGTCTCCGTGTGGGCTTTGACAAACAAGTCAACACCGGTGAGTTGCTACCTGGCTCCTTTAACCAGACTATCATTGGCAATGTTATTACATTCCCAATCAAAGAGATTACCGTTAAAGTTGAAGACATGGCCCCATTGGCCAAAGACAATAGCACAATGAAAGACTTTGATGCTATGGTCACCTACAACATTAATCAAGCACAGGTGGCTGAGATTTATAATGCCAAGAACCGTAGCTTCCACGCTGTTCACGATGGCGATGTCTACTTGATGTACAATTACATCTTCAATGCCGCACGTAACGCTATCTACAAGGCCGCACGTAAGTATGAAGCATTGGAAATGGGCGATGCTCGACAAGCCATGGAAACTGAAATCAAAGAACAAATTACTCGCACACTGGCAGAAGAAAAGTTGGATGGTGTTATTGTAATTGGACAAGTATTGATTCGTAACATTGTGCCAGCTGATTCGGTTGTTGCTTCTGCTAACGAATTAGTCAAGGCCAAGAACGAGTTCAAGACTGAAGAAGTCAAAGTGGCCACTGCTCGCAAGCGCAATGAGTCAATGCAGGCCAACCCAATGGCTATTCCACTGTTGCGAGCAGAAGCTGAAGCAGATGCCATGCGTAACTTGCCAAATGCTATTGCCAACTTCAAAGGTCACACTTTGGTTATCAATAGTGTAGTGACTCCTACAGTTCAAACTAACGGAAAATAAAATGTTTTTTGATTGGTTCAAAAAGCCCGACTATAATAATGTAGTGCCGCTATTTCCAGAGCCCGAGGCTGTTCCGTATATCGAACCCCCTAAACAGGAACGAGAATATTATAGTATTGGAATAACTAGTGATAATCGAATGACATTTAAAACTGGTATTTCAACTCTTACTATGAATCGAGAGGGGTGTGAACATTTAATTGAGCAACTCACTGTATTCATGAATCAGCTTCCAGAAAGTACAGATGACTAAAAAGATAGGCTTTGCCTGTAAGTGGATTGACGATCCGTCTCAAGTAGACGGCATCGGTCCCAAAGATCCCGCCAAAAAATATAATACCGGTAGTACTACTGTTGCTTGGTTAAATAGACAGAGCACAGAAGTAGCAGAAGAAAAGTTGTGGGACCTAATGGTAGGCAACATCGAAGCTACTCGTTTGCTAGTTGAAAGGGTGGGCAACCTTGAAGAAAATCTTAGAATGGTACGACTCAGTAGCGATATACTACCTGTATATACTGAGTCAACTTGGCAGCGGTATTGGCGGCTTCCCGATGTTCGAACGTATTGCGAAAGAGCATTTAAAGCCGTGGGAGATGTGGCTCGCGAGAATAACGTTCGGTTGTCTATGCATCCTGGTCAGTTTACTGTGCTGGCCAGTATTAATGAAGGTATTGTAGAACGCTCAATTGAAGAATTTGAGTATCACGCAGACATGGCTCGTTGGATGGGATATGGCAAGACTTTTCAAGACTTTAAGATTAATGTACACATATCAGGTAAGCAAGGACCTGACGGTATCCGCAGTGCCTACAAACGCTTATCACCAGAGGCCCGTAATTGTCTTACCATCGAAAACGAAGAAAATGCTTGGGGCCTAGATGATTGCCTTACTATTAGCGATATCGTTCCTATTGTGCTTGACATACACCATCACTGGATACGTGAGGGGGAATATATCAGCAATCAAGATAGCCGTGTTATGCGTGTCGTGGACAGTTGGCGCGGTCTGCGCCCTACTTGTCATTACTCAATATCTCGAGAAGACTATCTTGTGGGTCATGACACTAGTATAATGCCACAACATGCAAGCCTGTTAACCGAAGGTTATAAAAAGCAAAAGCTCAGAGCACATTCAGACTTTTACTGGAATACAGCATCGAATGAATGGGCTCTGAGCTTTCTAAATACACATGATATTATGTGCGAAAGTAAAGGCAAAAATCTTGCAAGTTTTGCTCTACATCAACAGGCTAAAAAATTAGACCTTCTTTGAAGTTGTCTTAGCGGTTACTTTCTTAACAGCGGCTTTAGCATCCGCTAAAGTTACTTTACCGTCACCGTCGACATCAGCGGCTTTCTTAACTCTAGCACGAGTTTTCTTAACTGTTTCAACAACAGCCTCTTCTACAGCCTTAACTTCCTCAACAACCTTGGCTTCTACAGCCTTAATTTCTACTTCAAATTGGGTTGGGGATCCATCTTTCTTCCTAAAAAGAAGAAATGCAACTACTGCGATAAACGCAATTCCTAGAATATATTCCATTTTTAGTTTCCTTTATAAAAACGAGTAAACTATTTACTCGTCTATAAATATTAATATGACAAATCAGATCCTAGAATTTAGAAATATAGTCTCAGAAGCCGAAACAAGGAAAGAAAAACTTGTGCAAGATGCATTGCCCTATTTAAAAACAGAACTTGATCCAGTAATGAGCAAGGCTACATTAGATTACCATTTTAGCAATTTAGCCAAGAAATATGTAGAAAGATATAACAAAGGAGAAGGCGACTCCGATTTTAATAAAGCCGGTGCATTCCTGCATAACATCTTTTTTGCACAATTTAAATCCCCGGATGGGGCTAATAAACCCCACGGTAAGAGTGCCGAATTTATAGATAAACATTATGTAGGGGGAATAGACAAGGCTAAAGAAGAAATTGAAAAAACAGCTATGTCTATACAAGGTTCAGGTTGGGTGTACCTTGCTCGTAACGGACAAATTAAAACTATTAAAAATCATCAGATTAACGATGACATAGTATTACTGATAGATTGGTGGGAACATGCATGGGCATTAGATTACCAAGCAGACAAAGCAAAGTACTTAAAAAATATATGGAGGATAATTGACTGGTCAGTTATAAATGACCGACTAAATTTAACACCGAGTAGCGATTGACTTTTTAATTAATTAACTATACAATATCTAAATGCTAAAAATAAAAAATGTGTCTGCAACCATAGACACCACACCTGTGTTATCCAACATAACACTCGAAGTAAACCCCGGCGAAATTCATGTAATAATGGGCCCAAAGGCTAGTGGAAAATCTACGCTTGCTCATGTCATTCAAGGAAATCCCTACATCAAACAAAACGAGGGATCAATAACCTTAGGTAAAAAGAACATTAATAAACTATCTACTGACAAAAGAAGTCAACTAGGTATTTTTAGTTCATTTCAGTATCCCCCTGAAATCTTAGGACTAACTAATTTAGAAGCAGTAAAAATAGCCGTAGAAAATGCTGGTCAGATATCTTTTAATTCTGAGTTAGAAACTTGCTATAGATCGTTAACCAATCAATTTGAGTTAGGATCTTCCTTTGCAGATCTAATTTTTAATTCAGAAGAAATGAGTCCGTCTAGTTGGAGGAAAAATGAAGTGTTACAAATGCTCATGCTCAATCCTAAAATTGCCATTTTAGACGAAGTAGATCTAGAATCTGATAATAGATCATTAGAAATAATTTCTGGATCTATTTTGTCTTTTATGAAACAAGGTGATCGATCATGTATTTTAATTACAAATAATAAAACGTTTTTAGATCTAATAGAACCCACACATGTTCATATATTAGTAGATGGGATGATTAAACAGCAGGGTAATAAAGAATTATATAAAAGGATTATTGAAGATGGCTATACACAGTTTTCTTAAAGCCGAACGGGGAGACCCCGACTGGCAGTTTACGCCAGAACGATACTTTGGCAAAGAATTTCAAATGATTGATGCTAGTACCATAGAATTAAAAGCTGAACGAAAAGACCTTATGATACTAAGGCAAACACCTACTGATAAAAAATTATTAGCAAAACATGTTAAAATTACTGTTCAAGAAAGTGCAGAATTAGACCTAGTTATTCTAAATGAGGCTGACAATAAGTTACAACAGATATTTTTATACGACATACATGTACGTCAAGGTGGAACAATTAACTTAGGATTGTTTGCTAGAGACGGAAAATTAAACAAACATATTATTCAGGTGTATCAAGAAGAAGACAGTCAATTTAATGCCTATGGGTTATTATCAAATATTGTAGGTGGTGATACTGAAGTTATTACTAAAATAGTTCATCAAAACCCCATAACCAACAGTAACCAATTGTTCTTATCGTTAGCTGGAGAAAATAGTCAAACAGTATTCCAAGGAATGGTTGTATTACAACCTGGATCTGAAGGTAGTGAAGCTAATGTAAACAGCTCAAGTATGGTTATAGGCCCCAAGGGAAGATGCTTTACTAAACCCGAAATTTATAATGATTGCGATCATACCGTAAGTAATGTGGGGTCTATGTCTAGTTCTTTGAACCTTGAAAAGATATATTATCTACAAACTCGAGGATTAACATTGGAAAAAGCCATGGAAACCGTTGTTAATAGTTTTAAAAATCAAGTAATTAATCTAGTACAATACAAGGAATTAAAGGACGAAATAGTCCAAATGTACGCAGATTAACGCCCGCTACGTAGTCAAAACACAAAGGTTTACCTTTTAGGTAAATATCAGTATGACTGGTTTACATGCCATAAAAACAAATAAATATGGCTACGTAGAGGACGAACATGGCACAAAAAATCAATATTGGTAATCAAAGCAACGACGGAACAGGCGATAGTATCCGCGATGCCTTTAGGAAAGTTAATGAAAACTTTGCTGAATTATACGCAGTTAATAATTTAGGTGGCGGCCTATACTTTACAAAATTAAAAGATGCTCCAACAGAGCTAATAGCCAGCACGGCCACAAGTCCAGCTGTAGTCGTTAGCAATAATTTCGGAAGCGCATTATTACAGAAAAAGCTAGTAGCCGGTCAAGGTATTAATATTAATAATACCCAAGATGATACTATAACTATTGAAAATCCCAATTCTAGTTTATCAACTGATCAATTCCCGGAACTAGCAGGAAATCTAAACGGAAACACTTATCGGGCTGTAAATTTTGGAAATCCAAGAAACCCGCAAGATTTAGTAACCTTAGATTACTTTGAAAAGAACAGCATTTATAGCCGAGTTAATCTTTTTGTAAGTTTAAACGGTACAGATGCAGGACAGACAAACTTTCCACTGGAGCGCAGAGGTAGGTCACTAGCCTATGCTTATCGAACATTGTCGGCCGCATGCCAACGAGCCGAAGAAATTATTAATGATGCTCCGTTAGAACTTAGTGTATATACACATGATTTAACTTATAACAACGGTGCTACTACAGCTACAGTATATCTTACCACTGCTAGTATAGCTATCCCAGGTGATATCACACTAAAAGTTAATGTAAGTAGTTACGCAGGAACAGACGCTTTTATTAACAACGATATTAGACCTGGTCAATATATTAAAGGTGTATACTCAGAAACACTGGCCTTCATTGACGATTTAAGTTCAACAACTGAAGGTACAGACACCGTCGAATATTATGAAGTAAGATATAGTTTTAATCCAACTGGAAACGGCTTTGCTGTTGGAGAGCCATTACTTTACGGCACACAAGCCTCTACTGCTCAAATTACTATTTTTATAGAGAGTGGTGAGTATTACGAACATTTGCCTATTAGGGTTCCGTCTGGTGTTTCGCTAAGAGGTGATGAATTCCGTAGGACTATTATTAGACCAGCACCATTAATCAGTGAAAGTCCATGGGCAAACCTTTGGTTTAGACGAGACGATCGATTCGACGGCATGACCAAAGATACTAATAACGGTATTACAGGTCTTGCTCCACTAGGAGACCTTTTCGGATATCACTACCTAACTGATCCATCTGATCCAGAGTCTACACCAAAAGACAATAGAGATATGGATGTATTCTTATTAAATGATACAACTATCTTAAGAGGGATAGCGGCACAGGGACACGGCGGATTTATGTGTGTACTAGATCCCGAAGGTCAAATTTTAACCAAGTCGCCTTACATTCAACAGTGTAGTAGTTTTACTAGAACACTGGACAAACAAATGTTCTCCGGAGGTATGTATGTTGACGGATTCTCCGGAAATTTAAGTGCCCAACCAACTGACGCAAGTACTTACTTCTTAGGTACAACGACTATTGCCGTAACTGATTTATTTAGAGAACCGCAAACTCCCTGTTCGTTCTACTATCTAGGTAATAGATATGAGATTGACTATGTTACTGAATGGGATCCGCAGGCTAACACCGCTGTGTTACATTTGAACCCACAGAATCCAGGAGGCATTGCCTATACAGGAGGGGTGATAACTTTAACCACTGCCACTGGTAGTGGATATAGTGTAGCACCTATTGTAGTATTTGGCCAACCGAGCACCCCAGGTGGGTTTGGCGCACAAGGTGTTGCTAATATAGGCGGCGGCCTCATCACCTCCATTACAATCACCAATCCGGGATCTGGGTACAAAGATATAGATATATTAACTGTAAACTTTGTGGGGGGGACGTATGTTACTCCCGGAACAGGATTTGTTATTCCCACAAATAAATTAGCAATAGGATTTATCGGCCAATTACCCACTCCTATTGAAATTGGCACGGCTGGTAATAAGTCAATGTTAGCAGCAGACTTTACACAGATCAACGACATGGGCTACGGAATTGTTTTAACTAATAATGCTCGAGTAGAACTTGTATCTGTATTCACTTACTATACTTGGACTAGTTACTATGCGCTTAACGGTGCTGAAGGTAGAAGTTTAAACGGTAGTACTGTTTACGGAAAATATGGTATTAAAGCCGAGGGTGCTGATCCAAACGAAGTTCCAGTTCCAGTAAGATTAACCACTAATCAAATTCAAACAGCTACAGTAGTTAG